AAGAATTAGTGAATAAATTAATCTCCAAATTCATAAAAGAGTGTTTTTCCAATTGAATTCCACTTGTTCTCAAGTCCAAATCCACAATAAAATTTTCTTTAAATAAATTTCGGTCCAAACTCTCGTATACAGAATGTTTTACATCACGAGATAAATTACCTACCACACGAGTCCAATTTTCCGAGTCTTGGACAGGGGTTACCCACGTTTGAATGTTTATGTATAATGACTTAAGATTTTTTGAGTCAACCGTACCGTACAAAGTTTTTAATGAATCGTATTGGTTAATCTTTACTGTTTTCCCTTTTTTCACGTGGGTTAAAATATTGCTCTCCGTTTATTTTCTCTAATTATAGGAGTCTTTTTCGGATTTCCAAAATATTTCTTAAATATGCTAGTTGTAATTGTTAACTCAAACATAGAAAAAGCTTTGAAGACTTTGAAATCCAAAGTAATCAAAACCAAACAATCTCAAATTTTGAATGGGAGAAAAGAGTTTACAAAAAAGTCAGTGGTTAGACGCAAACAAAAATTGTCTGCGATTTACAAACAGAAACTTAATTCTCTTGACTAAGGGACTCTTCGAGTTGTTTTAGTCTAACGTAATTAACTTGGTCGAAATTTTCTAATTGAATTTTTTCAATTGTTTCTGAAATTCTTGTTTTCATCTCAGATTCAGATTGTTCCTCATATAAAGAATTCAATTTCGAAATTGTGGATTCTTTAAGGTTCGTATATTCTTTTTCCAAGTCATCCGACTTAGACGCCAAAATGTGGAACACTTCTTTTTTTGTTGTTTCATCTAAACTTGTCAAATAATTTTGAATAGTTTGATTAGCAATGTTTACCATCGATTTGATTGGTAAAGTGACAGATTCTTTCTTCTTTGAAGTTTCAGTCATCAAAGTTTTAAGAATATTTTTTCTCGACTCTAATCTTTCTTGGATGTTGATTTTGGTGTAATAAACCAAATTATCCAAATCTTCGTAGATATTAACCACATCACTTCCTTTCTTAGGGAGTTGGGTGGTCTTGAGAATGTGTCTAATCACTTCAATACCTTCCTCAAGGTATTCTCTCGCCTCTGATTCTTTCAGCCCCTTAGGAGACGACAAATCATCGTACAAAGAGTAAAGTTTGGCAAAATTTTTATTTTCTAAAACGTTATGTTTGAATTCCCTTAAAGTTTGTTTAAAGGAAGTAGGCTTGTTGTATGATTCAACTAAGTTTTTTTCAATTATGGATTTTATCTGTCCGAAGGTCATTGGGGTTGTATTTTATCAACAATAAATATTACGAATTCAACAACTTGTCTAATTCATCCCCAATTTCTCCTAAAGATTGTTGACCTACACCCAAATCTAAAAATTTACTACCCCACATATCGCTTTCAATCAATATGTTCATATCCCTCCTTTTTGACTCGGGAGTAATTTCGCCACCTGCGGTAGCGGCGGCAGCCTCTTCACCTGCCGGTGGAATTTCACCACCCAAGTCAGGTCCTCCAGTTTCTCCTCCCAAATCAGATAAACCACTTGGCATACTTGGTGGTGGTACAGTTTCTTCTCCCGCAGCAGTTGCTTGGGCGGTAGTTTCACCACTACCTTTTGTCCCATAAAGTTTGTCAATAGTATCAAACAATCCTGTCTTACTAATAACAACAGGAGTCTGTTTCAATTCCTCACCAATTGCTCTTTCGAGACGTTGTTGTAACAAGTCCAAACGAATCTCCTCATCAGAGAAATTAAAGATATGTTTTTTAGCCCAAGTAGAGGAGGTTGGCTGTATTCCATTACCAGGGTCTGAAACCATGTCACGATAAAGAAGAACTTTTTCTTTCCAAATGTCTACCTTCAACAAATCTGCCTGAGTTGATGGGTTGGTTAGACCCAAAGTGAAGTTTGAAATTTCTTCCTCGAATCCCAACAAGAAAAGGTGAACAATAGCAATTTTGTTCAACTCTTGAATCATAGACTTTTGAATTCTATTGATGGTACGAGCGAAACGAATATCCATCAACGCCAAAGTTTTACCATCTCCTACAGTTTCTTCAAACCCAAGGAATGCCTTTGGAATACGAAGAGCGGTCACCAACTTTTTCTGAATGTATTCAATATCAGCAATTTCCGACAAGTTCTGAGCTCCCGCCAAAGTTTCAATTGGTGAAGGTGTCGATGGGTCACGAACAGGTATGAAGTAATCTTGGTCTACCGCCATTTGGTTGAATCTCATATCTACTTGTCCTGTTTTGGAATCAACAATTTGTTGTCTCTTGAACTTGTTGGCGACACGGTTTACGTATGCTTCAACATCGTCATCGTTCATGTTTCCAACATAAACTTTGAAGATACGTCTTTCAGGCGCTCTTGAGGTACGATAAATCAACATCGCATCTTCCGACAATAACAATTGTTTCCAAATTCTACGTGACTTTTCCAACATGGAAGTACCATAAGGAAGTTTTCTGTCATCACCTAATAATCTGAAGTGGGCAATTTCCCATGGTTGGAATTCCATATTACGAGTTCTCCACTGAAAAGTTAGACCTTTGTTTTCTTTTGATGGTTTTACATCAGAAGTAATATTTCTTTCCATCATACCCGACTCGAATCTTTCGATTTCAATGTTCGGAAGTTGTTGACAACCGATTACCCCTTTTTCGGGGTCCAAACGTAGGTATACAAAATCGTCACCATACTTACATGTATTTCTTGTCCACATAGGTAAGTTGGTATTAATGTCCAAGTTATTATTGAACAAGTCGGCTAATACTGATTTGATTCTTTTTGATTCAGAATAAATCTGTAGAATGAACCCATCTTCGTTTGGAGTGGTAGATTCTTCAGCGTAAATGTCTAATGCCGCTGAAATCTCAGGAGTGTACTCCATGGACTCGTAATCGTAGTACGAAGCCAACCTGTTTGGTTCGTAGTAGATTGCTTGAGTGTAAAGATTACTCTCAACTTTAGCAAATTGGTTTGCCAAATAGATACTCTGTTGAGCTTGTAATTTTTCCTTTTCGTAAGTGGCTTTGTCTGTAGTTCTTAGAAGTTCTTTTTTATCGAACTTGTAAGTTGGAAAATCTTGACTCAGTAAAGCATCAGGACCGAGAGCCCTCGATAACCTTTGCCATACTGTCATATTCTTTTGGTCCATATTAGGATAAACTTAACTTAGTGTAGTACATAATAAATACTAACGGATACCAAATAACCACCCGTATTTCTGATAATCCTCACGAGATACTTGTTGGTTTGGTCTACCCATTCCATTTTGATTCGGGAATTGTGGAATCATTGGATTGAAGAAATCGGACCTTTCAGTATTTTCATTTACATGGGTCGCCCATGAATTAATCATTGCTTTGGTATGGTTGGTAACCTTTACCAACGATGGAAAAGCCGCCTCGGCAGCATAAAGAGCAATGGCGATAGACATGATACAATCATCATGATGACCTCTTTGGTGGTCAGGTCTTCCATTGATGTAAACGAATGTACCCATTTCATTAATCAAACGACTACTCCTAACTTTGAACTCATGTCGAATATTTTCTTCAAATGCGGCAATAATTTGAACTCTTTTACTATTGAAATTAATACCAGGTATTTTGTCTTTGACTCTTGGGTCAAACTTCCACAAATTTGTCATATCCACCCCATCATAGTAGAACAACTCGTACCCGAGTTCTTGTAATTTTCTTGAAGTGGCAACACCCATTCCGCCAGTCAAATCTGTAACACAAAGTGCATTGTACATATTACCCCACTTGTAACCAATCTCCGCCAAAACATCGGGTGGTACTTTTCCAACAAATTCCAATACTTGTTCCCTACTGTCAAAATCAATGATTTCAATACATGAAAAGTCTTCAGAATCACCACGAGAAACGTCAATTCCCATTACGTATTTGTGCCCGTTCTCAGGTTCTTTCCAAATCCAAAGTTGTCCGCCAATCAGTTTAGCTGCCGGTTCCCTAACATCATTTTTCATAATTGTCTGAACCAACTGAGAGTCAAATACGTTGTCACCTGAACCCAAAAAGTTACACTCTAATTCTTGTGCAACCTTACGTTTGTCGTACTTCAATTTTTTTACCATACTCTCAAACCACGAAGAACATGGTTTGTATCCGTCGGCAATAAATCCTTGTAAATCCGTTAGAGTTCTTTCACGGTGATTCTCATGTGATAAATCTACAACAACATCTTTTGGATATTCTTCTTTGTTAAGAAGGTAGTGAACAATGTCATTACACTTTACCATGTAAAGGTCTTTTGTGTATCGAGGGTCACGGAACCAATACATTTCGGTAATTTTGAAATCATTCATTCCACGAAGTGCCTGGTCGTAGATTTCATAGTAGATTGGGTCAAATCCGTTTGGCGTCGAAATTACAATTACCTTACCACCCGTAGACAGTGATGCCATACAAGCCGCCCAGAAATCACTGTCAGCTTCGATAAACGCAGCCTCGTCAAATATAAGAATCGTAGGGGTGTAACCACGTAGAGCATCCTTAGAGGTTGCGACTGCCTTTACCTCACAACCATTATTTAGTTTATAATGTTTGGCGGCATTTTTTTCGGCGGCAAATCCTATACCGACCCAACTGGGCCATTGTTCTGTGAAAGCTCTGATTTTATTGGCAAATTCAACTGAAGTATCAAGTTTGTTGGCAATAATCAAAACCTTTTCGGGTTTTTCTTTACGGGCAAATGCTAGTCTTTTACTTGCCCAAGCGGCAGTAACAGTCGATACACCGGCTTGCCGGTATTTCAGGGCAATATTTTCGTTAAAATTCTCATAGTCATTTACCAATTCTACTTGGTCTGAGAATAGTTCTAACGGAACATATTTGGATACTGTATTATCGTAGGTTTGTAAATAAGTCCTAAGAGCATAGGGTGTGCTCTTAAGACATTTTTTGTACTCAATAATTAGTTGTTCTTTAGTCATAGACTTTCTTAGTC